AACATTTATCCTTTCATTAGCTGTCTTGTAAGTTATCACACAACAAGTGCAACACACACAAGAGGTAGGTAATTTCAGGTTTTATATTTTTTAAGATAATTGATTGTTGATTGCAATATAACTATATTTTCTTTAGCATGACCAAGTAAATTATTACAATAATTGCACAATAATGCTCTTATTTTTTCTGTTTCATGATCGTGGTCAACACAAAGTCTGCGTCCATTAACATTGGTGCCCCCGCATATAGCACAAACTCCATTTTGGTTCTCAAACATTTCATCATACTGTTCAAGTGTAAGACCATAACAATTCCTTAAAAGTTGTTTACGTCTATAAAGTTTACCTTCCTCTGTTTGACTATATTTTTTACCACGTTCAGCATATTCAATTTTGTGTGTTTGATAATATTTTTTTCTATATTCAATGGCTTTAACTTTGTGTACTTGGCTATATCTTTTACGACATTCTTTACACCAACAATGTAAGCCACCTTTACCTAATTTATTTTTATGAAATTCAATTAAAGGTTTAAGTTGTCTACACTTTGTACATTGTCTCATGCTATTCGCTTTCCTTTAGGTTTCACTTTCTTACGCTCCTTCACAATATTGCATTTATCCAGATACTTCTGGTGAGAACTAAAAGTATCGAAAATCGGGCGATGTTGATCATCCAGTTTAATGTTTGGAAACATCTTCAAATGCTCTGCACGTTGGTCAGGGTGTATAGCCAACGAATCCGAGTGAATCGGACGCTTATAATCTTTGGACGTGTGGGGTACATCAGCAGAAAAATTACGGTTCATTTTAGCACCACATACGCACTTACATGCTTTGCCAGAATTCTGCATCGTACGCACACGTTCGTCTTTGGTTCCACATTCGGGACAATAAAAGGAGTATACGGGCATAATGTCACCTCAACCTTTTAATCTCTTCATCAGTAAGACCGGCTTTACGTAATCTTTTCTCTACACCTTCCGTGGCTATGGTTGTTACTACTTTGCCTTTCTTCATCTTCATACCTTGTCCAACCTGTTTCTTAACATACTTCTTACCTGCTGGACTATGACCAGGTCCTTTCAATGAAGCAATGTTTTTCTTTAGTCTGGAAACCCAGTTTTCTTTCTTTTTCTTAGGCATAATTACACTCCCGGTTCTGAGGTGCGGGCACTCTGTGATTCGGCGGCACCTATCTGTTCTATTTGTTTTGTCTCCTGAAACGGAGTCTGTACTTTATTCTGTTGTGGGATACCCTTAGTACCACCCTGTCCTGGCGTAGCCTTACCCGCTGGCTGTGGATTCATCGCCATCTGCAACTGTATACGTTGCATGAAGGTAGGATCATCGAACCAATCCTGAACGTCTTCAAGGATATCTTGTTCCTCTGCAATATCAGTTAGGGCCGCTTGTACATTAAACGGTATCCCCATTTGCATTGATACCATGGCAGAGTTCATCAGAGACGGAACGATATTAGCAGCAAACTCCACAATCCGTTTAGTCCTAACAGCGGAATCAAGGCGTGACATCGATCTTGCCTTTATAGTCAATGTATAATCGAGAAAGTCACCATCTCTCTGTTCAGGAGTTAAATGCAACTGTTCATATTCACCACCTGGTTTCCTTCTGGAAAGCATGATGTCCATGAATGGATCAGTGTGCAGATACCATAATCTTTTACCAGCAGCATCTGCTGCCGCATCATAGATCATGTTACGTGCATCTTCAATAGTTATAGTAGCGTTAGCTTGTAGAATATTAGCCTGTGTCGCCGATTCAGCATTGGACACCAGACCAGACATCTGATCCGGGTTGCCTGACATATAGTTATGCCATATCTGACATTGCTGAAGCATAGCTTCACTTTTTACATTGTTGCCACCGAAAGTCACTACCTTGACACTATCGGGATTACCTGCTATCATGTCACCATCACTGGCAGTTCTTATATCTTCAGCTTCATCTGCACCTGCTGGATCATATACGCCGATACTCTTCTCCTGTTCAGCAGTATTCATGTTCTTGACCATCATCTTATTGGCCATTCTGTGCAGATCGAAATGAACTGATACTGGGGCTACTGGAAACGGATTGCCTGGTACTGGTTGCGTAAGGGCGAGAAAAGTATATGGCCCTTCTTTCGGACCATAATAATCTCGTGCAGCAAGATATTCAGGAAAGATTATCTGTGCCGGATCAGGTATAGTTATAAGTGCATTGGCCCCAGGGACGAATACTTCTACCACATCAACGAAATCCTGAAGATCGAACATCGCTTCATCGCTCATACCTCTTCTGGTAATTTGTTCTATTTTGCCCTGATTACTGTTTGACTTAGGCATCTTGATAACAAGATCATGATCGAACTCGTCATCATCCAGTAAAATCTGCCGTGGAATTCGGTTTCTGTCGCCAACAAAAGCTGCCTTGCGATAGTGCTTACATGATGGATCGGCAGTGAAATCATCGAAATCAACAAGATCAGTATATATCTGACCTTCATCGATGAAGATGTCACCAAAGTTCAACATCTTGCCGCCACTGGCCAAACCAGTTTTGAAGATGGCCATCATGAAGAAAGCATCGACAATACCAGCACGTTGTGTATCTTTGAGTTTTATCTGTTTATCGCCCTTATCCAGTGCAAGACCATACAGATAAGCAAGTTGTTTATATTCGGTTATTTCAGTATCAACCTTATTGATCCCATACTTCATAATGAGATTCGGAACAGTTGCCCGGATTGTATTAAATATTAGATTGATAGGTTCATCACCAGTCAAACCGTATTCACTCGCGTAATATTTACCAACAGATTCCTTGATAAACATCGCTCGTGCTCTTCTGTGGCGTTTGTTACGTTCAAATCCCTGTTTAACTGCGAGGGCGAATTTGTTAGGTGTAAAATATTCTGGCATCTGTTGCATTCCTAAAATCAAAACCTGATCGCCATCCTTTAGGTCTGGTGTGTTTCTTTTTCCATGCTGCTTTGCGACCTGCTATTGTTCGCATATCATTGCGAGATTCCGACACATCCTTGCCACTTCTCATCTTATAATATTTATCTTCTATGGTCAATGCATCAGCCATAGTCCTGTCACCATGTGTCTTTCTGGCTGAACTACTCTCTTCTACCAGACACGCTGGACCAATACTCCCATCATCATTGTAAATGTAAGTCTTGGCCTCTTCGAGTGCTGGTATCGAATGGTTGATATAGCCACCATGAGCGAGTGCCCTGTCATAAGCATTAAGGAGTTCACCTTTAGCGTCTCTTCCTGAATGCCAACCATACTTCTTAGTTTTCTTATCCCTTATCTGACCAACCTTCACATCCCTGTAATAATATGGATAATGAAATTGCTTGACAACTATCTTGCCAAAGTCGTAACCAGGATCGCCGTTCATCTCCCATTTCAAGAATGGAAGTTTCTTTCTGCCGCCAACCCAAAGGGCAAGAGCCATGGCGACACGAGCCATCTCATACGGCGGTGTATTAGCATCACACCATTCACCTATCTTCTCGCCTGTCTGTCGACACTTAATCGATCCTACTGAATTAGAAGCACCCTGTCCCTTGGATAAATCGAAACCAATAATGTAATCAAGATTCTGATCTGGTCTACCTTCTATGAGATTGGTCCATATCTTGAGTTTGCCATTGACCGTCCTCTTGTACGTTATCTTCTTCAGATCCTTTTTCTTCAGGATCATAGGAATATTGTCACTCGGCACTCCCCTCGCCAAATCAACATCCCAAAGTGTCTTAGGTTGAGCACCGAATATCGCTATGTGTTTATCAATGTTGGTTACAGTGAAGAATGTCGAACCGGCTTCAAGATCGTTGGCATCGATTTCTCTTGCCATTTCCTGTGGAGATCTAACTAAATCCTCTGCATCATACCACGGTGATCTAATCTTCCACGCACCTGTAATGGAGTCTTGAACGACATGCCTACCCTCACCCTTGTCAGGATGATCCCACCACATCAACGGAAACACTATGATCGTCCCATCATTCTTCCACTTGCTATATTCGGTTCCGGGGGTGCTTACAGTGCTGTTGATGATACGCATTAGGGCGGCATCTCGTGTTGCGGAACGCATAAGTCGGCCATGTTTCACTTTAGCGAACTCATCCAATAAAGCAACCAAACGCCTGTCACCCGATGCCGCATGTTCTGTCGTGGACTCTC